TTCCAGAGACCTCGTTGCTTGTGGTGTACGCGGTGGTCGCTGCGGTAAACGACGCACTATTTGTGTAGAGCGCGATCTTAAACGTGTTGCCGCCACTGTTTTTAAAATTATGCACGGCCTCAAGAAGTTCTTTCTTGAAACTTGTACACATGAAGTTACCCGTAAAGGCCATTAGACAGTCTCCTTATGATCTCGGTTTGCGAATACTGCCGTAGCGGTACTCGTCAATTGGTTCTTGTGCCTCGCCCAAGTTCTTCAGTCGGGAAATGGCCTCCATATAGCGTTGGTTATACATCTGCATGAGGTTCGCGTCACCCTTCATGAAAGTATACGCCTCGATCAACGACGCATACAGCAACGTGATCTCTGCGTTAATGGATAACCAACTCGTTCCGTTGTCTGCGCCCGCCGTCAACGACGCGGGACGATACAAGTAATGTATGTCCACAGTGTAGTTGGCATCAGGGGTTGGAGCGATGAGAAAGTTGTCAACGTCAAACTGCGCGTAGTATTTCGGTTGCGCTTTTGTAGACGGGTCCGGCGTGTACGTCTGCGCAAAGTCCAAGTCCTTAAACAACAGAAACTCAGTGCTTCCGTTAGAGGTTATACTCAAGGAAAACGGAGCCAAAAAGTCCGATGGCGCAGCCAAATACTGATTGCCGTCAGTCATGTTTCCGGCTTGGTTCTTCTGAAACAGGTTTAGCTGCACACTTTTCAGAATACGCTCTTCCGCCAGCCGGATAAACAACGGCAGGTTATTGACGAATGTTGTTTCGTCGTTTTCGGTGTAGTCCTGAATGGCCTGCTTTAATTCGCCGTATGTCATTGTCATGTTGTCACCGTCACTGATCCCACTGAACCTATGGCCTCTAAATTGTCAGGGGGAGAAAGCCCTGGTAAATAGTTAAACCCGACAGGGTTCCAACCCCATTGCAAGGCCCTCTGAGAGGAAAGCGCCGTCTCCGGCCTCGGGTTTCTCAATGCCTGAGGATCCGGCGCGGCCTTCGGCGGATACAACTGCGGCTGCTTTGACTCAAACTCATCCGGGCCGACCTTGGCCCCAGTCCACTCTACCACCATCTCGTTAAGACGGTATCGGCGACCGGACCGATCAGATATACCCCATGCGTCTTTTCCTGAAGCGTATGGCATTAGGACCTCAAATAACGAAAGCTAGGTTGCAGTTTCAATGGAACGCGCTCTTGATCTTCGTCCGCTGCGCGTTGAAACTCTTCCTCGTAAACAGATTTTAGAAGCTGCAGACGTTCTGGAGATCGCTTCATCGCGAGATAGTACGCTAGGCCTGCTACCATGCACGGGTAGAACCTGAAAGGCATGTCTGTAGTGTCAACAAGAGCGCCCGCGTCTTCGATCCTCTGTACATAGTAGTAGATTAACTGGTCTGTGGAGTTTTCAGGAACCGCCCACAGGTTGATCACAGGGGCAATCTGCCTGTTAAACCAAAACTGGCTCGGCCTGCCCTGTGTGGTCTTGTCTGGCAAAGTGACGAAATCACCTCGGCTGATCCGCTCCACCTGATAGTCCGTATTGTCGCGGCGAAGAACAATCTCCAGCACATCCACTACGTCAGAGGCCAGCGTCAGAGCACCTTGGCCTTGCGCTAAATTTATTGTGCCTTGCTCCACGGTCCACAGGTTAATACCACGGTTGGCCCAGTCAGCAAACATTAGGTTCAAAGACCTGCGAGCGGTCTTGGCCTCGTAACCAGTGCGGACCTCAATCCCACACCGCTCATAGGCCTCTTCAATTATCTCGCCGACATCGAGATTAAACGCTCTTGTTCCTGACGTAGCCATCTAGCTATCCCATCTGTGTGTCACGAACGCCGCGGCCTGCCATTACGCAGCCGCCGTTCTTATATCGCACCATACCACCGTTCTTCTTGCCTTGCGAATCCTTTATCGCTTTGGCTGTGGGTGCGCCCTTGTCTCCGGGGCTACGCATGCGTTCTCCGCTGCCGCCCTCAATGCGTTTTCGTTTTTTGTTGATATTGTCCCATAGACCTGGCTTACCCATACTACGATCCTTTTCTGGAGGTGTGGAAACTTGGAACGCTGTTTGCGACCGTGATATTGTCATAGTGTCACCATGCCTTGCACGACCAATACTTGGCCTTCAGTTTATCTAACGTACCTTCGTCGCAGCCGTGACGTGCGCGAAAAGACTTCCGTCGCTTTGGGTCAGACTTCTTGATCGTCATGTTGGCATCGCCAAATCGGACAATCTTTTCTTTTCCTTTGTCGCAGGCCTTCACAACAGACTTCTTGCCGCCAGAAATCTGGCGCTTCGGTACGTTGCACTTCATCTTTGACTTGTCAATCTTAGCCATCAGAGCGGACCCTCGTTCTTGATATACAGAAGGTCTAAGCCTGCGGACACTGCTATGTCTGCGGCGGCAGAGTCGCCTACGCACCGAACCTCGATATCTGTCTTTTCTTCAAACCGTAACGGGATATTGTAGAACTGATCCAATGAACCAACGGCTAGCACGAACTTATCTTTGACTTGAAAGACAGAACCAAAAGGCCGAGCCACCAATTCAACCGTGGCAAACTTGTTGTTTTGGGTAGTAGCTGCTGCGTACAACGCCGTCTGCAAATACGCCGTGTGGTTAGCGGGCACAGTCCAAAGAGACATCAAAGTCTGGTTGTCGCTTAGTGCAATTGAAAGATAAATGTTGGCAGGAACGCCTGTGGTAACTGTTCCAGTGCCGCCATAAATAACGCCTGCGTTCTGCCCACCACTGCCCGCAGTTTCAACCGTGGCTTTGTTTAGCCTGAGAAAACTGTTCACCGTGCTTACAGCAGTCTGCCCGTTAAGAGTTACGACTTCGCTGACCTCATTGTAATCTGCATCTAACCCGCTGAGTGAAACCGTTCGGGCTCCTGTGCCTGTAGACGTATCCGACGCGGAACCACTAGAAATCTTTATAACTGAAGCCGAAGACAGGTACGAGTAAAGACCGCCTTGAGACCAAACTGTCTCCAACGCATTGTCAACGTTTGGGTTAAACCCAAATTTGTATAGGGAAGTGTGGCCCGGAATCTGGCACCGAGCCACCTGTAGTTCGAACACCTCAGATGTTCCCACCTGAGTAATGGATCTGATATCTTGACCCATTCAAGCCACCTACGACAAGATGATCGTAAGCTGGTTACTCGTACCCGTAAACGCAGCCACAAACACGCCCGCCGTTGCAATGATCCCATCGTCTGGGATGTTCATCACATGGTGGCCTGTTGGGAACGTCTGGGTGAGAAGAACCGTACCATTGGCGTCTCCGTTCTTAATGGTGAACGCACCCGCTGCGGCAGCGTAAATAACTACCTGCCGTAGCCGAGAACGGGTAGGACCAACAATCGCTGCTGTTGTGCCCTGTGCCCAATTATAGGCGGTTACTGGACCTGACATGTGATAGCCTCCTTATGCGCCTGCGTTTGCGCCAGTGTCTACACGGATCCAGTTTGAACCATCGGAAAACACCAAGTTGCCCGTGCCGTTACCCGCAGTCTGGGAAGCCTTCAAGGCATTGGAGCAGAAGATGATGCGGCCCGTGTTGGCGGATGCTGTGGGAAGAGAAGCGAACGCAATACCTGTAGAGGTAAAACCGTTGTTCGAAATTACTGGACCAGAAAAAGTCGTATTAGCCATGTGAGTCTCCTGTCGTGGCAAATGTCAGACGCACCATGCGCCTGTCAGGGATACCCAAACAGTACAGGAGGAGTAAACAAAAAGAAAGAGGCGATCCGAAGACCGCCTCTGACCGTATTATTGGTTCGAGACTTACGCCCCTGGTGAACCGAACACTGTACGTGGGTCGCTAAAGCCGAAGCTGTAACGCTCACGCGCCTTAAAGCGCATGTTACCCGTGTCGAAGTCACCTTCCATGTTAGTGGAAAGCGCGGAACGCTCAAAGTGGACGAAGCCGCGAGGCGCGTCTGTTTTGATGAAGAACGCATCTGGGTCAGTGAGGAAGTCGTTGACGGCGTAGCCATCAGGCAACATGCCCATTGAACGGATTGCGTTCGTGTCGTTGTCCGCTGTGCCAACACGCAAGTTGGAAACCATCAAACGCTCTGCAATGAATTGCAGTTGACGTGGGATGACCAGCTTCATGCCGCGCAATGCGACTTTGAGACCACGTTCGTCAACGAAACCAGCGATGTTGATTAGAGCGTCTTCCAAAGAAGTTTCGTTCAAATCAGCAGCCACTGCTGGAGTGTTCGCGAAAGTACCACCGTTTGTAAGCGGGTGGGTAGTGGCACAGAGTGCAACACCGTCACCACCAGCAGTTGCACCGCCTGCGAACGCATTGTTCAACACAGACGCAGCTTTAACCTGCTTCGTGTGGGCCATTGAGCGTGCGAGGGCGCGTGTGTAACGACTGCCAAGACGGTCGTACAGGTTGTCCTCGACTGCTTCCTCAGTAATTGAGAACGCAAGCGCAACGGTTTCGTGGTTGTAACGAGCTGTGTATGCTTCGTTAGCGTCGTCGAAGTTGATTGCAGAACCTTCAGATTTTGTAGGTGCTGCGCCAAACCCGGACAACATAACTTCTTCCTCGAACGCGCGGTCCGAAGATTCAGTAGTGAAGATCTCAGCGTGCTGGTTTTCGTACTTATTGTACTCCATACCAAATAGCGCGTTGAGGCCTGGTTCTAGCTCTTTAGCTAGTTGTGCGCGTGAAATAGCCATGTGTTAGACCTCCTTAAACGCCAGTGGACGAAACAGTACCCGCTGCAATTCCGCCGTTGGCAGAGTTGAACGATGTATTGAGACGTACGATGAGTGGGATACCAGCGGCGGTGAAGTCGGAATTATCAGGGTCGTCTTGGACGCCGATAACACGCAGCTGAAGAGCAGCAGTGGCAGCAGAAGTATTCAAGTCTGCGGATGCAGAAGAGATACCAGTGGTGTCATTGCCTGCAGTGGCAGTTGCCAGTGCAATGTTCTTAAAGACCATTGCACGAACTTCCGCTTCAGTGTTCGCTGCTGAAACAACATTAGATGTCGCAATAGTAAACGTCTGCATTGGGTTGTCGTAAACAAAGGCTTTGATCGGGAAGTTCGAATCTGCACCCGCAGCAGTACCCTGCCAAGATGGAGCCCAGATTGTCTTACCGTCAGATGCGCGAACGTATTCAACGCCCCAAAACACACCCAAGAACGCTACGTTACCACCACCAGCAGCTTGCGCCACAGAGATAGTTCCACCAGCGATTGGAATTACAGGGGAGCCCTGAAACATTTTTGTATTGTTGCCTGACGCAATGCGATACTCGGTAGCACCCGTAGTATTCGCACCTTGCCCAACAATACCGATGGGCCGTAGCCCAAAGGATCCGTTAGAATTTGCCATAATAGCACCTCATATGATTAATCGGAGTCTCTTCGTGAGCCTCCAAACGATACGCGACTTTGCCGATTGTTAGTAATCGGCATGGAAGGATGTTGCTCCTTCATAAGGTCCTGATCTACAGCAGTCATTTGTTCGCGGGTTCTGCCCCCGTAATATGCAGTTCGTTCTGCTACTGTCTCGAGCGGGATTCGGCACAGCATCAGTCCGCCTTGCCCAATGATGCCCTCATAACGACCTTCGTCGATAGTCGGGGCCTCATAGTTCGGATACTCATCTTTCCGGACGGGTTCCCATCCTTCATGCAGCTTGGCGTTGACATTCATCTTGTCTTCTTCGCCTCGCATTGCAATTCGTATCCAACGATGCACAAATCCCTCTGGGGCATTCGGTGCAGCTAGGTGACTGGGCGGTGCCCATGGTTTACGGCGCGTTTCTTTTTCGCGGGTTTCGCTTTCGCGAGGTTTTCTATCAGTCATAGTCTTACTCCTTCACATACTTTGCGTATTCTTCAAGCGGTACGCCAAGACGTTTTGCCATCGCAATCTGCGATGGAGATAACTTTACCGACCTGCGCCCTGTTTTTGCTGTACTGCGGGTAGCTGAAGCGCCAGCAGGTGCGACCTGTGCTCCGCCCGATTTTTTCGATGCTGGGAATCTCTGAGGAAACTCCACTCGCATGCGTTTATCCACCTCAGTATAATAGTCATCAGCCGTCGGGTCAAACCCTTCTTCCTCAACCAGTTTGCGATGGATACCAAACGCCGCATAAGTCATAACCTCGTTGCTACCAAACCAGTCGTTCTTTTCAGCCCAGCTTTGGGCCTTCGGATCTGGTTTCGGCGCAGGCGGCTGCGGAGCTTGTTGGGCCTGTTGGGCCTGTTGGGCCTGTTGGGCTTGCTGACGCTGCGGGGCGTTCTCAGACCGTTGTTTGGCTAACCGTAAACGCTCCTGCTCAATCGACATTCTTGACAATGACTCTTGAGCTTCAAGCATCTTGTCCGTGTCGCCATTTTCGTGCGAGTCACGGTACAACTTCTTAGCCACGCCAATTTGAGTTTCTAGTCGAGTGCCGTACTCGGACAAATACCCTTTGTCCAAGTTCTGCATCCGCGTCTTGAGGTTTGTGTTCTCGTTTAAAAGCTGCTGCGCCATGCGAACAGCTTCTTCCCGATCACGCTCTTCCTTGCGGTACTTCTCTGTCAGTTTCTTGATGCGGCTTTGGACTTTATTGCTGTAGCTGTCCAGCTCATCATCGTTGCTTTCACTGACATCAACCTTGGGGGCTGACGACTCTTCTTGTTCCGACTCCGTAGATTCAACTTCTACTTCAACGCCTGCGTCTTCTTCATCTTCGAAGACTTCTCCTGCTACCTGTGGCATAATTTTCTCCTAGACGTTTTTGATATCATCAGGTTCTAGAATCGTAGCGATAACTTCGTCATCATTAATGATGCGAACCTCTCCGCCGTCGATCTTAAAACGAGAACCCGAGTACTTGCCAATGCAAACCCACTGACCCTCTGCGCACCAAGGCTCTGCGTCTGAGCCAAACTTGCCGGGGTCTTTGTAGGCCATTGGCCCCACACGTAAGACGTATGCCACAACAGTGGCAACGGCCTCTCGTGATCGAACTTCGTCAGGGATGTGAATACCCCCCTGCGTTTTACGCGCACCTTGGTACGGCATAACCAACAGTCGCCAACCAGTCGGTTGAGGCAGACGGTCCATCAGGGGTTTATCTATGAGTGCAGGATCTAAAACTCGATCCGCGGCGGCAACATACGCGCTCTTAACAGGCGACGATTCCGCTGGATTAGCAGCGTTTCGGTCCTTGTTAATTTTCTGCGCTACATGATCAGGAAGAAATAAGGTCTTCGACGTCATCAGCGTTGTTCTCCAGCAGGGCTTTAAGTTCCTCACGAGCGTAGGTGATGCCCCGTATCTCACCTACCATGAGTTTGTAATGCTCCCAGTCTTTGGCAGCATCCATTCCCAGAGCACTTGCAATTTCTTGTTCGCGCTCCCGTAGTAGCTTATACATATATCGCGCGAGATCAACACCGTCCATTAAAGAATATCTCTTTCCGAGCCTTCTGCGTTACCTGTTATTGGTCCGCCCTTGACCCACTCGTCGCAGACATAGTCCGCAGAACACACGAATTTGTGAATCTGACAGTATCCGCTTCCGCCTGACTCATCGCCAATGCAGTCCATTATGTCCTCCGTCTGGTTGTACGCAGAGCAGTTGCCGCAGCATTCGGAGAGCTTAAACCCGCCGTCTTCTGTAGCGTCGTGGTAGTTCGCCTCGTCCTGCGCGTACATTTTATTGACGTCGTTAACTTCTTCATCCTGCGTGGCTATCGGGCAACTAGAGCCGTTGTCGTCCTCGTCCATCTTATCGACAGGGATTCCGTCCGGCATGATGCTGATCATAATCGTAGGCATTAGTAGCACTTTCCACGCTTGGAGTTGTCTCGGACATCGCCGCGGCGAACTTCACCGCCGTCCATGTAGCCCTGCTTGACCATACCGCCGCGCATAAACCTCTGAGTGTCCTGCTCATAGATGCTCTTACCGCTGGGGTGGCGAGTGCTGCCCTCTTCATCAGGACGCATACGTTGAAGCTCTTCCTCGTAGCCCTGCGTGGTGCCCTCGTTGTCGAGCATAGCTTTTTCGTCCATCCACTTTGGACGTTTCTTAGGGCGTAATGATTTTTTTGGTGCAGGCATTCTATTTCTCCTAAACTATACGTTCAAAGTGTGCGTCAACAGGTTCTTCGTACTACCCGCTCTGCGTGGCATTGCGTCTCTCCGCAGCTTGCCGCTGCACTTCGATTCGCTCTCGGTTAACGTCGCTGCGGTCATCCGCGATCTGCTCTTGAAGCTCTAGTCGGGCGGAGTCAGTCACAGCACGCTGCTCAACCTTCATACCCTCTAGTTGTAGTTTGGCCTGATCAATCGCAAGTTTGTGTTGAGCCTCCATCTCCTTGATAGAGAGCTCTTGCATACGGATGTCCACAAGAGGATCGCCGTCTTCTTCGTCGCCTTTGTACGACATCAGTGGCGTGATCTCTTTAATCAACTCCGCTTCAACTTGAGCTACTCGTGCCTCAATCTGGTCAGGATCAAACTGCGCCTGAATTGGCTGTGGAGCGTTCTGTTGAAGCTGCATCATCATCTGTTGCGCAGAGGCAGGGTCGATTGCGCCTGACTGCAAGAGCAACTGAATCTGTTGCGCCTGCTGCTGCTGACCTTGCTGCTGCTCACCCTGCTCTTCAGTCAAGGCTTGGATTTCAGCATCGACCATCTCACGAGCCTTCATGCTTACGTGTTGCAGTATGTGCGCAAACAACGATGCCAGCACAGGCGGAGCATTCTGCAAGACAGACAACTCAAGCAACGCCAAGTGCGCTTGGATGTGCGCGTCATGGTCTTGTTGCGGGAACGGGGTCGGAGACTGCCCGCCAATAATAGCACCGTTCTCTACCGCTGGGTCCTGTGGAGGAGTAGGCGGCGGAGGCGGCGGCAGAATCTCATCAATGTTCTGCACCTCTAACGCTTGGTACATCCGACGATACGCTGCATGGAGATTATGCATCTCCGGTGCTGCTTGGGCCAACTGGAGTTGAGTCTGAGCCAGAGTAACACGCTGCGACATCGAAAAGATGTTCGGGTCAGAGACGGGGAGGACGTCTACCCGAGCATCAAAGTCTTCAGCTTTAACCTGCGAAGGAGCCCCTGCAACCTCGTATGGGTACATAGGGGGAAGGTTTTCAGCGAAGATACGCGCAAGAAGACGAAACTCTGCTTTTTGTGCGTAGTGCAGGCGTTTGTGGATTGCCGACATAACCTTCATTCCACGCTCAAGCATGGCGACCGTAGTCCCCACAGGCGTTTCCTGATTCATGTCCGACATCTGTTCGTCAGCTAGTGCGATAAATCTGCGACCGTCACTGACCAGTCCACCAAGAAGTTGAGCCAAAGTTGCCGAAGGCTCTTTATACGGTAGGGGTATGATAGCGTCTCTGATGCTTCCACCAGGCGCGTCGATGTCCCTGAACTCTCCAGGCTGTAGAGGCTCATCAGAGTTGCGTACACGCACTCCACGGGCCTTAAACCCGGCAGGGAGGTTGGCCAGAGTACCCGCGTCGATAAGCTGGCGAAGGATGCTTGTTGCTGCGCGCCCAAGACCGCCAATCATGTGGATCAAACCAAAGCCGTAGAAACCCAGTCCTGGGGTGAATTTGTAGTGGACAAAGAACTGTCGTTTACGGCTTATCGGATCATCCATGTCGTAGTTGCGACGTACGGATAGGATTTTACCAGAGCTATCGTCGATTGTGACGATGTACGGCAGTTTGACCCCCGTCGGCTCACCAGTCTCCGGATCAGTTTCCTCGAAACCTTCAAGGTCTAGGTCGGCGTGGATTTCCAGAACAGTCAGGACGTCGTCGCTGTAGTTCTTTGACAAGCCTTCCAGCTCGTTCACCTTCTGTTTGACCGGGTCTTCTTCTACAATAGACGAAGTGTTCAGATCCACGTCACGGTATACACCCATGACCTGCATCTTGCGGACATCGTTTTCGTCCATGCGAAGAACATGCGTTACGCGATTGGCCGTGGCCAAGTCACTCGCTGAGTATGGAACAACCAGATCTTGAGCCGGAATGAACTTGGACACCGCGCGTTGTTTGGTCGGGTCGAAGTAAACTTTTTTGAATGTAGAGCCTGATAACGGCAAATAGAACAGGAGCTGGTCCATATCTGGGTCATATTCTTCCATGACCTCCGTAATCTGGTAGTTCATGAAATCTTTGACGCGAGTAGCCTGTTGCTCACGTTCCGGAGTCTTATCGCCAAGCACACCTGTGCGAACCGGACCACCAGAAGGCAGTAGTTCTTTGTAGGCCTGCGCCTGAAACTGGATAACACTCTCCGAAATCATCGGGTGAGTAATGCCAGAAGCCCCTTGGAACGGCGTTGAGCGCTCCTCAGTCTTAAAGCCGAGAAGGTCTAAGCCCTTAACGTAGGCGTCTTCCCACTCAGAACGAGACTCCAAGTCCTCTTCGTACAAAGCACGAAGGTCACTGGACAACTCTCCTAGAGTTCCGTCGTCCAAAAACTCTGCGAGGTTTGCATCGAATGGAATCAACTCCTCTAAAGGAGGCATGTTCTGCTCACCCGCCAACAAGGCTTGGATGATCGCTCCGCCTTCTCCGTCGTCAATAACCTCTGCCCCATCAGGGAACTGCATTGGCTCATCGACCGGAATTTCTAACTCAGGAAGACCTGCTGTGTCGTCGAGGTCTAGCCCCGATGCGACCATGTTTGGTGGTAATGCCATCAGTAATACTCCCGTTTACGGGGCCTCCATTCCAATTCGTCTTCCTCTTCGCCTCTCAGAGATATAAACCCTCCCTGTCTGAAGCGCATGAGTGCTAGAGTCATACTATCACAGAAGTCATCGTTTTCGCCATTAGGAAATGATACTACTTCTTCAATGACTTCATCAGCAAACTTCTCGTGCATCGGTGCCCACACCATACCAGCTTCGAACAAAGGGGCAACCATGTGCATGCGGCTGACCTTATCAGTTCCTTTGCCCGGTGCAAAGCCTAACGCAGGAATGCCGCGAAGTCGTAGCTCGTCGATGAGTGGCGTACCTGTCGCTTTCGCCTCCACCAGAACCATGTCGGGCTCCCAGTACTCGTGCTCTTCGTACGCAACTTCTTTAAGTTCAGGGAAATTCCACCGTCCGCGCCTCGCGTCAAGCAGCACAACGTGATCGGGTCCGCCGTCCTCGGGCTTGAATATACCCCACGTCGTAATCGCAGAGTAATCGGCACTTTGTTTCTTAGAGAATGCCGTGTCGTACGACTGGACGATGTAGCTGACGGGGGGAATCTTTTCCTTCTCCCAGTCCTGCCACCACTCACGTTTAATGATCGCAGACTCTGAAGACGTCGGTGTCTGCTGCCACTGCGCGTTCCACTTACCTACAGGCAGTGACGCTTTGATCGACAGAAGCGCGTCTTTTTCCCAGAACTCCGGCCATAACGGCTTGTCTGAGGGCAAAATAGCAGGAAACTCCACGACTTCCCACTTGTCGGACATTACATCTTGGCCTTGCGCAGCCAATAAACGCCCTGTCAAGTCTTTTTTACCCCATCGGGTCATAACCAGAATGATCGTTCCGCCCGGCTGGAGACGCTGACGAGGCCCAGAAGTGTACCATTCGTAGGCGTTATCAAAAGCGCTCTCGCTTAACGCATCTTGCTCCGAGTGAGGGTCGTCAATAATTAGCAAATCCGCGCCACGACCAGTGATAGCCGCGCCAACACCCGCCGCAAAGTATTCCGCACCCGCTGTAGTGCTCCACTTACCCGCGCCTTTGTTGTCTTCCTTGAGATTGGTGTTAGGAAAAATCTCTTTGTAAGCGGGGTCATCAATTAAATCACGTACCTTGCGGCCAAATCGCACCGCCAACTCCGTGTTGTGCGTAGCCTGAATGATTTTCAACTTGGGGTTTCGGCCCAAAAACCACGCAGGCATCAAGAAACTTGCAAATTCTGACTTCGAGTGCCGTGGAGGCATGTTAATAATCAGTCGCTTGAGCTCTCCTCGTGCAACGCGTTCAAGTTTTTCGGCGATAACCCGGTGGTGAGCACCCTCAATGAAATTCTCGTAGACGTGGTGAGCGAACGGCATAAACTTTTCCGTTGCTTCGGCACGCAACTCAAGTCGTTTCTTGGCCTCGGTCAAAGCCAAAATTTCTTTTAGTGCCTCCTCGGGGAGAGCGGTCAGGTTCATGGACGTACCTGCATGATCCCCGAGTTCGCACCAGCCAAACCAATTGGACGAGGCTGCTGTTGCGCAGGAGCTCCCACCGACCTACTCAGCTGATTTAGTTGCTGCTGAAGAGGGTTCGGTGCCAGTGGTTGTAGTGGGGTTGGTATAAAATTGCCCATCTGTTGTGTGTAACTTGGGTTTCCACCGGGGGACACGTCCATTGGGTCCGGCAACGCGTAGTCTACCCCAGTGTTAGTAATAGGCGCGACCCCAATGTCGGTGCTGGTGTCAATAATACACATCAACTGCTCTTGGTCGTAGACATAGCCCTCAGGGCACGGATCTACCACCTCTGGAGCAGCTGGTTCGTTGTTCCCGCCAGAACCAGAACTGTAGATCGGCTGCTGGGAGGGTTGTCCGGGGACCGCGTCCAACGAGTCTATGCCCGTGACATCGTATGGCAGTCCCATGGCGTTCAGTGCGTACAGGGATCCATTCTCGCGTTGGCGTACGGGCTTACCGTCAACTATATTAACAACTGTGTCGTCAGATGTATTCGAACCTGATAAAAAGTTGAGGCCTTGCGCAAGGGGGTGGTTTCGAACCATCTTCTGGAAGATGTTGTTTGACTCATTCACGGTCCCCGGTGCGTACTCACTGAAGTTACCACTCGCCGCTGCAGGGTTTAGCTCGACAAAAGATGCCGCGTTGCTCTCGTCGCGAGACGTTGTGTAAACCGGATCGCCCCTGTCGTTCCTCTTGGTGTTCCCCTTGTCGTCTTTCTCAATGGTGATCGTAGGGCGAGCCACAGGTCGAGTGTTTCCCAAGCTGCTTGTAGCGCTGCCGCCCGACGGATTGGGGTCTTGGTAGTTGTTGGCTCCGTCTCTGTCTAACGACGAGCCCTCGGTGCTGTACGTCGAACCCGAATTTCCCGCGCCGCCGCCGTCAAACATGTCTTTAATGCTGTCAAACCCAAATAGTCCCATTATTTAGTCCCTCCTATGGCCGGAAGCCCGTAGTTTGATGCAGGGATATTAACCCCGTATTGTTGGTTTAACGCCTCAAAATAGGGGTTAAACGGCTGACCGAAGTCCATTGCCGTCTGAGGCAGGCCCATCTGAGTCGGAGCAGCAAGGTTCGTGTAGTCCGTCGCGCCGTAATCGGCAGGATTAGACAGCGCCATAGGATCGAACACACCAGGGTCAAACCCAGACGTAAAGTCAATCGGAGTCATCTGATAGGACCCAGCGTCGAGGGCCGTGGACCCAAGAGCGTCCATCGCCTGAGTGTACTCCGGCTGCGTAGGTGCTTGGACCCGGCCAATACCAGAGCCAATCCGCCGAGTGCGGTCCCGCGCGGTGCCCTCAAGGAACTGACTCGTCTCGTTTGCCCGCAGTTGCCCGCGGTAATCCTGCGCTTGGGACTGTGCGTCCTGTAAATCCGCAAGTGTAGTAGCCTGAGTGTTGGTCAGTTCGTCGTATCGGCCTTGCATCTCGTTCCTGTCTGCAGTCAGGGTGCCGTAGTCTCCAAACAACTCGTCATAGTTACCCTGCAAATCCCCCAAGCTGCCAACCGCAGCGTTGTAATCATCGCTAACTGTGCCGTAGTTCGACGTCAGAGTGTCATACAGCCCGCTCAAATCGTCATATTCCCCAGCCGTCTGGCCAAGTTGATCCCTAGTCGTGTTGTAAGTGCCCTCTAGGGAACCATACCTCGTAGATAAATCGTCATACGTGCCCTGCAAATCCCCGTAGTTCGTGTTCAGAGAACCGTAATCCGCAAACAAACTATCAAACTGACCCTGCGTAGATTCCATATCCCCAAGAGCAGAAGCATATGTGTCCTCCAAACCAGAATACTGGTTCCTCGATTCCTCTAATCTCGACTTGACGTCCTCGATTGCGTTGGCTTGGCCATACATAAGCCCCAAACCAGTGGCGTTGTCGTTCGGGTCGTACTCATAGCCCATCTCGTCCAACAGACCCTTGTACCTGTCGCGCTCCTGAACATCCACCCAAAGAGATTCCAAGTCCCTCGAGCTCGTCCCATTATCAAACGTGTCCTCATAACCAAGTCCCCTGATCTGCTCACTGAGGGGCATCCGAGCCCTGGCCTCGTTGTACGCGTTAAAATAGTCCGTGCGAGTCATGTTGTCAGGGTCAGTGATTAAATTGCCGTACCCTTTGTCCGTCAAGTAAGCCCCAACACGCGTATTGTACCGGGAAGCAAAATCCTCTTCGCTGCGGTAAGCCCCCGCAAAACTGCCTTGGCCGTCGTCAACAACGGAGAAACCGTCTTCAACCATGTACATGCCTGGGTCATATGCCGAAAACGTCCGTATGTCTGCGTCATCCGCAGCCATCCACCCCGGACGACGAAGTGCCCCGTTAACGTAGTTCTTGTAGTCACGGTGCTGCTTTGCATACGTGGAATCGCTCTCGCCTGCCGAGGAGAGCCACGTATCAAAGTCCCGGACCCCCGAGGCCGCAGTACTGTACGCAGCACGATCTCCTGTTCGCATGTCTGAGCTGTTAGCAAATCGCTCGTCCGTGTATCCAGAAACAACAGACTCAGGCAAATAACCAGCCCGCGCATCCTCGCTCAAACCAAACCTCTCTTCACCAAGATGTGCTTGGTAGCGGTCGTACGCGTTGTTGAACGAACTGTCCTCCGCGTTATCCGCCCTCCAAGTATTGAAATCCTTGGGAACAGGTGCGTCATCGCCACCGCCATCGCCACCGCCGCCACTTGCCGCTACTCCAATAAACGCTAGTCCAAGCAAAAATGGGGGCATACTATGTTTCCTTCTTATACACTCCACCGCGGTGGCTATATCCAAGCAACTCTACCAAACCACCCATGCGGTCCGTAGAGCCACCACTTGCAAAACCCAACATAACAGACTTGCTGCCACGGGCAAAGGCCCAGCGCTCAAACCTCTTTACCAGAGACTTACCGACAAATCCACCGCGAGCACTCAGCCCAACATAAATCAAAAAACTGTCCGCCCGAAGATCTTCCGTAAACCAATCACTGTAAACAACACCCGCATGAATACCAACAACAATACCCCCACGAACCGCAACCAAAAACTGCATGTCCGAGTGGCCCATAAAACTAAGTAAACTCGCGCGCATCTTCGATGGGGATAAACCAAACATACGGTTGTCCGTCGAAGAATGTAACTCCAAACACAACAACAGAATAGACTCAAGATCCGAGGGCCGCGCCTCTCGGTACTCGGAACCCGGCACTACCGACGATCCAAACTACCCAAACCCTGAAACCGATCCATCGGGTCCCTGCCGCCGTCAGACTGAAACCGACGCAAAACATTCCGACTAAGCTCCGGCGCAATAGGCGCGGCCTCCGGCGCAGAAAACAACTCATCCAACAACGGCAATTCCGGAGACTCGCCACCCATCAATGCACGCAAACCAGCAGAATCCTCCGGACGAGCCTGAGGCCTTAAAGGTCCAGGACGAGCCTGAGGACGCAGCGGAGCATCAGACCCCGAGCCAAGAATAATATTCACGTAATTTCGCGTCTCTTCAAAATCAGGAATACCACCCGCGTCGTTCACCGCGCCCTGACCCGCATTATACGCCGCCAATGCCAAACCGTAGTCACCGTCGTTCTCGTCAAGCATCGCTCGCATGTACTCAGCACTAAACCGCAAGTTCTCCTCAGGATCCATCATCAAATCCGCCGCCAAGGGCGTAACACCATAACCAGGCTGCGCAGCTGTCGCAGGCATCACCTGACCCAATCCAATAGCGCCAGCCGCACTCACAGCATCCTCTCGGAACCCACTCTCCTGAGTAATCTGCCTGCGGAAAATGTCAGGGTCTAAACCATAACGCTCCGCCATCATGTCCGCTAACTCATAGTAATCCATGTTCTCGGTCCCCGGTCCTTTGACAAACCATAACCGATACCCAAATGAAAATAAAGTGCACACAAATTCCAGGGACTTCCAACAGCACTTCCCCGTCAGGCTTGGGTTCTACTTGTAGCCGCAATGGAAAAACCTCGGAATGATTTTCTCGGACCATGTATATAGGGCCGCGGGCGCGAGGCGGGGGGCGCAAAA